CGCAGGGTGCGTGCCGCGTTGCCAGTTTTACCTCCACCGCAAGCTTGCACGTATCAAAGAGAGGTTTAAGGTTGTAAGCCTTACAAAAGCAGCCCAGCCTGCCACCGAGCGCCTTTTGTAAGCCCCCTCGTTGGAAGGGACTGACCATCACCTTGTTGCAGGACTTCTATTGAGCGGGGACCGATCGCCGGTTCGCGCCTGCCGGGTGATGTCTTGTTTCTGCCTGATTTTTTAAGAGCGTTTGCTGCTTGGATGACTGTATTAGACACTACAGAAAATACAATGTCAATAGGTTTGACAAATTATTTTTCGTAGTTGATAATTCAGGCACTTACGAAAGGAGTGTTTTATGAACGCGCAAAGAGGAAGACCAAAGACCGTGACGACTGAGCCTGTCAGCACGCGATTGCCGAGTGAGGTGGTTGAGGCGCTGCGTAAAGAGGCCGCAGAGAAGGAGTGGAGCCTCAGTCAGTTGATCGGGAAGATCATCAAGGAATGGACGTCTGGGAGAGCGAAATGACTGCTGGCGTGTATCTGCTGCGAGACCCGATTAACGGGATCGTTCGCTATGTTGGTCAATCCACCAACATAGAAAGAAGGTATAAGGGGCATCTAAAAGCCCCCTGTAATAGTCTCGTATCAGGGTGGATTGAAGAACTGTCTTTGCTGGGCGTTGAGCCTTTGCTTGTTATTGCGTATGAGACTGAAGATAAGGTGAAAATGGGCAAGATCGAACTAAGGCTGATAGCTGGAAACATGCAATGTTTATTCAACGCATCGACCATTGTAGGGTTCCGGGTCGATCAGGTTGATCTAGTCAAGCCGGCAAGGCAGACGCAGAAAGAGGCAAAGGCGGCGCTGGTGCGAGGGGCTAAAACTATCATGGACTTGTTTTCTCACGACGTTGCGCGCATACAGTTGGCGTTAAAGCATGGCGTGTATTGATGTGGCGCTGAAGAGGCGCCGAGACCGGATGGGGGAGGTCATCTGCCCATGTTGTCATCAGCCCATAAAATCTTCTTGCACACCAGATAAAAAAGACTTATAGTCCGTTCCACGCACACTTGCGTCCAAAAACAGGCCTCCGATTTCGGGGGCTTTTTCTTTTCAGGAACCCCATGACCACTATCACCATCACAGACGAAGGCGGGCAACTAACCATTGCCATCGACGGCGCAGAGCCGCAGCCCGTCCAGAACGTTGAGGATGCCTGCCAGGCTATTGAGAGCGCGTTCGGGCAGCCCGAGCAGGCCCAGGCTCAAGGTATGGCAGAGCAGGACATGATGTCCGGCTTCCAGAGCGTGCGCGGTGGTGGGTTGAATGGCTAACACTGGGAACAGCGGAAAGCAGCGTTCCGACAAGGGAACGAAGAAGCCGACTGCTGGGTCTTTCAAGCCTGGCGAAAGCGGCAACCCGTCCGGCCGGCCCAGTGCGGTCATCGTTACGCCAGACGGCGAGATCGTGAATCTACGCGAGTTGGCTCGCACCTACACGCTTGAATGTATTGAAGTAATTGCAAAGTGCCTGAAGAGTCAGGACGAGAAGACGGCGCTGACTGCCAGCCAGACCATGCTCGATCGTGGCTGGGGCAAGGCGGCGCAGGCCATCACCGGTGAAGACGGAGAGGGGCCGGTCAATCACGCCATCAAGATGACGGTTGAGTTCGTTGGAACACGCCGCTAGGGCGCAGTTTCCCGAATGGGCAGAGTTTCTTTTCCAGCCTGCTCGCTACAAAATAGCCCACGGCGGCAGGGGTAGCGGAAAATCCTGGGCGTTTGCCCGGGCGCTGATTCTCCTGGCGGCGCAGGGTGGAGCAAGAATCCTTTGCACCCGTGAGGTGCAGAAGTCCATCAAGGATTCGGTGCATCGCCTGATCAGCGACCAGATCGAGGCGATGGGGTTGGGCAGCAGGTTCGAGATCCTCGAGACGGTGATCAGGGGGCCAGGGAACAGCGAGTTTCTATTCGCCGGCCTGGCCAATCACACGGTCGAGTCGATCAAGTCCTACGAGGGCATCGACGTCTGCTGGATCGAAGAGGCACAGACTGTCAGCAAGAAGTCGCTGGACATCCTGACCCCGACGATCCGCAAGGACGACAGCGAGATCTGGGCGACGTTCAACCCGGTGCTGGATACGGATGAGGTGTGGCGCAGGTTCGTGGAGAACTCTCCGCCCGGGGCAGTGGTCAAGCAGGTGAATTGGTCGGACAACCCATGGTTTCCTGCAGTTCTGGACCAGGAGCGCGAGCATTGCAAGATCGCCAGCCCTGAAGACTACGACAACATCTGGGAAGGCAAGTGCCGGCCGAGTGTCGAGGGTGCCATTTATGGCAGTGAGGTGGCAGACGCGATCGCCAATGGGCGGATCTGCCCGGTGCCTTACAACCCGAAGCTGAAGGCGCATGCAATCTGGGATCTCGGATGGAACGACGCGATGTCTATCATCGTGGTGCAGCGTCACCTCTCGAGCGTGCTGGTCGTTGATTACATCGAGGACGACCACAAGACGCTGGACTGGTACGCAGCCAAGCTGAAGGGCATGCCGTACAACTGGGGCCAGGACTGGCTACCGCATGACGGCAACACGAAAGATTTCAAGACCGGCAAGAGTACCGCCGAGATACTGCGCAGCTTCGGCCGCAAGACCAAGCAGACGCCGAACATCGGCATCGAGTCTGGCATCAAGGCGGCGCGCCAGACGTTTGCGCAGTGCTACTTCGACAAGGATCGCACCAAGCGGCTTGTCGAGTGCCTGAAGCGTTACCGGCGCGCGGTGCCGGCCACCACTGGAGAGCCTGGCTCACCGGTGCATGACGAGTACAGCCATGGGGCAGACGCGTTCCGCTACCTCGGCGTCGTTGCAGACATGCTGCGCAACGAGGATGAATATACGAATCCGGTTATCGGATTTAGCGCATACGACTCTACTGTTGGCTACTAGATTTCCTCCCCTGGGCAGCTACTCGCCGCCCTTCGCCCCCGCGTAAAAACCGGGGGCTTTTTCATTTGGAGCTTGGTATGGCGCGTGACTACAAGAAGGAGTACGCAGACTTCCATGGCAAACCCGAGCAGATAGCGAATCGCGCAGCCCGCAACAAGGCGCGCGCCGAGCATGGTTTGAAGAAGGGTGACGGCCGCGAGGTTGATCACAAGAAGCCCTTGTCGAAGGGCGGCAGCAACAGCAAGGCCAACACCCGCGTGGTGAGCCGGCATACCAATCGCACCAAAGGCGCAGGCCTCATTAACTCGTAAGGAGCAACAACCATGGCAGTCCCAACCACACTTGATCTGACTGGCGACCGCGGCGTCGTGATGGTCACCTGGCCGCTGACGACCGCCGATGCAACTGGCGATCCAGTGGCCTGGTACGACTGGGCCGATCGCTCTATCACCTTCATCGGCGCGACATGGGGCGGTGCAGTTGCGGCGCTCGAGGGCAGCAACGACGGCACCAACTGGGTTCCGATCACGGATGTCCAGGGCACTGCCATCACCAAGAACGTGAACGGCATCGAAGCGGCCGTCGAACTGACGCGCTTTGTCCGCGCCAAGCTGACCACGGGCGGCACTTCTGCGGTTGTATCGGCTCAACTCATTATGCGCAAGGGGTATTGATCATGTCCAAGTTTTCTGACGCCGCAGTGACCATCAAGAAGGCCGCGGTCAAATACGAACAGATGGTGGCCCTGGCCGCTATGCTGGATGAGATCGGCTCTCTCGAGCAGATCGCTACCGAGTCGCAGACCACCGCGATCGCTGCCCGTGAAGATGCAACGAAGGCCAAGGACGAGGCCAAGAAGGCCAAGGACAAGCTCGCCGAACTGAAGGCGCAGGCTGATGCCCTGGTGATCAGCGCCCAGGACCACGCGACAACCGTGATCCGTGCCGCTGAAGAGCGCGCTGCCGAGATCGAGAAGTCAGGCCAAGACAAGGCTGATGCCCTGGTCCTGCATGCCTCTATGGAGGTCAATGCGATCGCTTCCGGCAACGAGGCGTCTGCTGCATCGGCGCGTGCGTCACTGAGCGCGATCGCTGCAGAGCGTGATGCCCTGGCCAAGGACTGCGAAGTCAAGCGCGCCGAACTCGACAGGATCGAGAAGGCCATGGCAGATGCCAAGAAGAAGCTCGCTGCACTGATCGGCTGATCATGTCGCGCAACGTCAAGCCCCGGCAGAAGCCCTCCACCAATGTGGGTGGGGGTGACTACTTCGATGGGAATTTTTATTACGACGTGTCAAGTTTGAATTTGCCTGACGGTATAGGCGTCACGGCAAGATCGCATGGCAAACCCATCACCAAAGCCGAGTACGACAAGCGCCTGAAGGACTACGAGCGCGAGAAGGCCCGCACCGACAAGTTCGGCGCGGATCTGCAAGAGATCACCCTAGCGTCGAACCGCGTGCCGTGGCGTCAGCGTGAAGCGTACATCGACGCTGAACTGCAGAAGCGCGGCTACAGCGCCAGCGAGATATCACGCACTATTGACACGGAGACTGGCGTCAAAAGCGAGCGCACCATTATGCAGCCGGTTGCGCCGATCAAAGAAAAGTCCAACATGATGGCCCAGATGGCCGTCCCAGAGTATGACCTCGAGGGAAAGGTAGATCTGCAGCCGCAGCGCATTGAGGCACGCCGTGGCGGGTACGACACGCGTACCGAGCGCAAGATCGGCATGCTTGGGTCGAAGACGAACAAGTCTATTGACTCGATGAACGTTGCCAAGCAAGAACACATCAACTTGATCCGCGACACAAACGCCAAGATTGGCGCACCAAATCCGAATGGTAGCCACGGATGGGATCGAGGATCGGCAAACGCTCAGTATCAGCGCGCCATTGACAAGGGCGCTGACGGCGACAAAGATGCCAAGAAAATGGCCAAGAACGCAGATGCGTATGTGCGGTCCATCCAGGCAGATGCAGACGCCCGTGGAGCGGTGTTGCAGAAGAAGTTCGAGGCTACTGACGGGCAGGCCAACCAGGCCAAGCACCTGTCATCGATCATCGGTCACATGGCGCAACGCCAACAGGCAAACGCTGCATCCACCGCACAGCAAGCGCAGACCACC